CGCGGACATGAGGGACTCCTCGATCGCATCGCCGACACCGGCGCCGTCTGGAGCGAGACGCCGTGCGGGGCCAGCCCCACGAAATGGCGATTCCTGTCGCGTAAAGTCGGTTCAAGATAGTAGGCGTCCGTCTGCCCTGTAGCGGGCCGTACGCGCCTCGAAACTCTCGCGGCGGCACCGTTCGTACGGTGTCCACGTTTCGGGCCTTAGCGTGTCATCTATGCCGTTATGACGCACTCTCTCCCACGGCGGGTCTGACCCAGCGCGTAGGTACGTCAGCTCGGCCTGCTCGTTTGGGATGCCGTCACGGGCGCGTGGTCTCGGGTCCATGCGGACACGGTAGGTCCGGGGTCAGACATCTTCGGATGGTCGTCGCCTACGTCAAAGACACACCACCTTGCACAGATGGCCAATTTCACATGAGCAGATGCTCATCCAGAGCGTTGGTGCCCGGAACCAGCGTTCGCGGCAAACCTAGGTTGAAGCTTGCTAGTGATGCTTGGTCTTCCTGCAAGTAAAGTTGGCCTCGTGTGCCCGAGTGTGACCCGGTGTTTTCCGCGGGCATTCCCACCGTCTGCCCCCATTGTGAAGAGCGTCTTATCCCTACGTGGGGGAAAATGCGACGGCGATGTCGGGCACCGAACGTAGACTAGGAACGAGAAAACCCCCGAAGGCCTAACACACCTTGTAGATCGGGGGCTTCTCTTCCCTGCTGGTCAATGAAGCTCAGCAGGGTGGCTCCTCGGCTGAGGGCCGTCCGTAAGTTGGCGCTTCGGGCGGTCCTCGGAGGGGTGTGGATGTTCCACATAGAACAGGTTACTCGGTCTGGTGTCCATTTGGACACCCATCGATGGAATACACGGGCGTTCGGCATCCCCGTCATCGACTAGTTCTAGGACTCGAAGCGCACGCCATGCATAGAAGACGCCCAACACCCACACGCGGTCCATAGACTTGACATAGGGTGTTCGTGACCCTTACTCTCGTCTCATGACGTTCACTCACCACTGCCTAGGCGCGCGGCTCACGGCCGCGTAACCCACAACGGGCTACCCCTGTCTGCCTAGAGCCGGGGGACATAGAGAGAGCGATCATGGATAACAACGGACTTACGCAAGAAGATATCGACGCTTGGACCGAAGCGAGTGCCTTCCCGACCGTCGAGAATGGCAAGCTGCTCGTGGGGCTGCGTCACACCTGGGAAGCTGTTGACCTCAGCGATGAGGCGAGCCGCGAGGCGGAGATTGAGCGCCTGAGGAAGGTGCTCGACGGTATCGACCTGGATAGTGCGATCAAGAAAGCGTTCCAGAGCTTCTGGGACGCTCAGTATCGACTCGGATACATCGCGGACCAGATGAACGACAACGACCGTGCGGATGAGCTTTACCTCGCCCGCGAGGCATTGCTGGATGCGTGGATCAAAGCCGCTCGATTGATTGATGCGGAACGGACGCCTCTCGGCACTGTCTCTGATTGACGACCGCAAACAGAAAGACCCCCTCTGCCGGTCGGCTTTGGGGGTCTGTCTGTGTCGGGGAGTGGTCAGTAGTTGACGCGAGCGATGTTCGACCACGGGAACATGACGCCCGACTCCGGTTCCGAGCCGTCGAGGTAGATTCCGCTGTCGTCTACCCCCGCGACAACGCCGCTCACTTGTAGGGCCGCATTATTGATCAGTGTGATCCGCACGGTCATGCCCATCCGGATGTTGTTGCTTCTGCTCATCTTCGTACCCTAGCCGTTCGCCTTGTTGTACGCCTCTACCAGTGCGGCAGAGAGTCGTCCCTTACCGGCAGAGAAGCCGTGCGCTGCGCCCCATTCGCGGATCGCTTGACGCTCTTCCTTGTTGTAGTCGGTGGGACGCGAGTCCTTCGCCTTGGTGCTGGTCTTGCGAGCGTTCTTTATGATCGGGCGAGCGTGATCAAGGTACTTCTCCATCACGGAATCAAACTCAGCCGCGTTCTCTTTGCTGAGGTCAATCTCGTATGCCGTACCCCCGTAGGAGAACTCCACAGTTACGGCGTCGTCCTCGGCAAGTTCTTCCCGCGTGAGGTCGTCCGTGTAGGTCGTGATCGTCTTAGTGTTGCGTGCCATAAGCGAACACTAGTGCCTGTCACGCGAAAAACTGAAGCGAGTCCCACGCAATGCCGGAACCAGAGGAGTAGGCATAGATGCCTGCCTTGGTCTTGGTGATGTGCTGCGTTGTCTCCGTCGCGATGATCGGTACATCGTTCTGGTACACCACGATTGCGGGTCCGTCGAGTACGACACTGAAGCGGTCGCCGTCGTTCACTGCTGTACCCACCGCCGATAGGGCAAGCTCGCTGCGGGTACCAGCGTTGCGGGCGTACAGTCCTGGACGGAGAGCATTGCTCGACACACGAAGCCCAAGCTCAATGCAGTCGTAGACGCTTTCGCCTCGGACGATGAGTGACCCGGCCTGGTTCGCCTTGCTCTTTAGGACGCCTGTCAGAACACCGTCAGAAGAACGGGTCTCGACAAGTGCAGCGACGTTACCCGTCGCGCCTGAAGGGACGACGACGGTTGCAGCACCGTTCTGAATGAGTACGTCAGGACGGTTAGGGCTGCTCTCGCTGTACGTCCAGGGGCGTCCATTAGTGGTCGCGATGAGAGGGCCGTCCAGACGGTTGAAGTCGTCACGGAAGCCAGGCAGGAAGGGTAGTAGCGGGTTTGGATCGCTGTAACCGGTAAGGATGATCTGAGGCATTTCAAGCTCCAATCAGGAGTGGGGTTGTAGGGGCTGAGGTTCCGACCTCGTTCACCGTCGAGACGCGGATGAGAGTGGGACCGGTGACGGTTGCACGGGGATCAAGAGGCAGTGATCGAGCGACGGTTGACCATGTGGTGCCGTTGTCTGTGCTCTTCTCGACCAGGAATCCGGTCACGCGGCATAGCGGCATGGACCACTCCACGCCCGTAGGTGTCCTGTAGAGGTCCAGAGGGGGCACGGGGACACTGGTAGAGGTGTTGACGGCTGCACGCTGGTAGGCGCGGTACGCGGCCTCACCGAGCCTCAGGACACCGCCCCTGTTGTAATGAACGATGTCGTCCACGTCGTACGAGCCACCGCCACCAGGGATGCCGTCTGCGTAGGCCGTACGGGTCTTCAGTCGGGGCAGGTCCATGTGCGCTTCGCGGATCGCTGCACGGTTGGGGTACTTCGCGATGTACTCAGGGACGATGCCGGTCAGGGTCCAGGTCATCGACGGGAAGCCGATACCAGCCGCCATCTGAGTAAGTACTTCTGTCAGCGCCGTGACGTAGGCGGGACCGTTGCTGTCTGCCTCACCCTGGCCCCATAGACCGCGAGGCATCTCGATACGTGCGTTCGGGAAGCGCTGTGCAAGAGAGGTCATGGCGTTGTTCATGACGGAGATAGCTCCCGGTGCGAGGGAGCCAGTAGCGCCCCACAACCAGCGCGTACCCGAGCCACCAGCGACAAGACCCGATCCGCCTACAGCGGTGTTGATAATGGCGACGATTGTTCCTGCAGGTTCGCTCTTCAGAATCTCGCGGGCCATGACGTGAGCGACGCTGAGACCGGCGCGGGCGTTGGGCTGACGGCTGGACAGCGGAACGGTTGCGGTGACTAGCGCGTTGCTCGTGTGGTCCCACATCAGAACGCGCTCATCCTGCGGGTCAAGCTCATCCGAGAACGGCATTGCTCGACCGTCAGCGTTCGACTGACCTGTGACGAACAGAGGGACTACGCGGGTAGGCGCACCCGTCGAGGCGGAACCAGCGGCGTTGAAGATTTCCTTCTCGTTCTCGTCACCGATGCGGAAGCCCTGACCGGCGCGGATGATCATTCCGGCCATGTGGATATCACCGTTCTTCGGGTCGACCCAGATGGGGGAGCGCTCGCCTACGCTGACGCCAAAGCCCGTCGATGCCTTCACGACAGCGCCCGTAAGCTGCACGTCGTTTGCAAGCGTGGTCTTCTTCGCGGAGAAGGAAGCGATGGGAAGTCCCTTGTCGGATTGCACGCTGAGTCGCTGAGCAACGCTCCGCTTCAGTAGACGGTCGTCCGTGGATTCGACAAGGTTTCGATCTGCTACTTCTTCGTCAAAGCGAAGAGCGGTCGTCTCACGAATCGTCGGGTCACTGTTCAACTCATCGACCACGCGGTTATGCACGATGATGGGAACAGCGGTCTTTACGCCTTCTGCGCTCCTGTTCAGTAGCTCGCTGAAACCTTGTCCAGGGTCGGCAAGGTCATCTTCGCCGTAGTGATAGAAGCCGTTTTCGTCTGTGTATCCTGTCGCCATTATGCGGCGCTCACTTCTCGTAGTCTGATGGACATCTGGTCTTCCGGGAGGTTCCAGCGCACAGCAGCCAGACGCCCAGACACGTACTCGCGGGGGCTTCTGTAGCGGATGGTTTCACCGGGGGTAGCCGCGTACTGAGACACGGCGATTAGTTCAAGGGCGCGACCGCGACCTTGCACTTGCTTGTACATTTCTTCCGCCATACCGACACCAGGGAAGGGACGGTTGTAGCGGAGGATCAACGCCTTCTCAGGATTCGGGGCCAGGTTCTGCGGGTAGATGTCGTAATGCTCTTCGCCGCCCCACGTGTAAACGAGCATCACGACGGTGATCCAACCGTCATCGCGAGAGCGCTTCGACACCTCATTGACGACAGAGCGGTCGTCACCGAACGAGAAGATGTTTCTCTGATTGCCTCGGGTGCGGTTCTCGGCCAGATGCCACAGACCGAACTCGTCGCACCAAAGCATCAACCCGTGCTTACGGGTGAGACCGGTCAAGAAGTCGAGTGCAGTAGAGCCGGGAGCGCGTAGAGCCTCATCCCCGATTTCAGGATCGGTAGGCACGTCGTCAGGGAAGTACGTCAGCCCCTCACCGAATCCCGCGAGCGCGAGAATCCAGTTCACCTTCATGATCAAGTTGGCACCGGGCACACGGTCAGAGGTGACGGACATGTGTTGCCAGTCGGTTAGTCGAGCCTCACCGCTTGCTAGCTCGAAACTGACTGTTGCCGCCTTCTGGTTCACCGACATAGAGCGGAGCATCAGACGCCAGGTTCGCGTCTCTTCTCGACGCCTAGCCGATGGATCGGTGTAGTCGTGATACAGGCTGCGGGTGATGTCAGCGAGCGTCCCGCCGTCGAAGGCACTACTAATCGCTGCAAGCGTGAGTCCTCGGTAGCGAAGGGTCATGTCACTGATGCGATCAACGCGTCCGAGCGTGCGGCGAATCTCGACCGTCGCCCAGATGTCGGACCCCTGCGGGTTGAGGCTCGCAATAGAGCCGTCGCCGAGAGGGCACTCAATGTCCGCTTGGATGTACGGAATCCATTCCTCATCCATCGCGAGAGACAGGCGAGAGACCTCTAGTCGGATGTTGCCGAGAGGGCGGGCGATGGTAACGCTGACGTGGTGTTCACCGAAGACGGACATCAGACCACCTCCTGAAACGGCACGGAGAGTACCCAGCCGGAAGCCGTCTGAGGATCGAGGGCGATACGGATGTCGCCACCTGTCACCACGTAGTTGAAGTTCAACAGAGCGTTGTCTGTAGAGGTGACGGTGAACAGCGAAGCCGTACGGTGCGCAAGCATCGCGTCGGTCGCCGCCTGCTCTGTGTAGAACGCAAGCTGAAGCGTTCCGCTGAGAGGTGCGGCGGGGCGGAGCGTGTGTACAGGAGGGCCGTCGAGGATGTCGTGTACGACAGTGCGCGGTGTACTGCTCATCGAGGCTGTGTCGATGAGGGCGAGGGTAGGCGTGATCGTCATTCCGCCCGGATAGGTGACTGTAATCATCAGTAGAACGGCACCCCTCTGTTGCCTCGGGTGTCCACGTTCACGTAGACGGTCTGACCGTTCAGACGGCCAATCTCACGAATAGCGTTTGAGGTGTCAGCGTTGACGTTGATCGTCTTGTCAGCGATCTGACGCTTCTCGAAAGCGTCGATGTCCTCATACGCCGTCTGCGTCTCCGCGTCGATGACAACTTGCTTGCCACCGGGAAGAGCCACGATGGCGTTCTTCAGATCGTCCGTTTCACCTGTAGCTACACCTGTCTGTACGGCGTAGTCGTAGAGGGCGCGCTGTGCGTTCGCCGCCTGCTCTCGACCCAGAGCTAGGGCTGACTGAAGACCATCGAGAGCATCCTTACCGGCAAGGTAGGTGTTGTTTGCCTCAGACTGACCCGTCGTCGCTTGCTCGATGGCTTGGCTGTAGTTGTCGGCACCAGCGGCGTTCGCGTCCAGGGCATCCTTCTGACGCTGAAGAGCCTGGTCGATGACTCCGAGAGCGTCGGCGTCTCCTGCCATCGCACGCATGGCCGTCGAAACGTCCACGCCCCAGTTCTTCGCGTTCTCGCCAGCGACTTTGTAACGTTCTGGATCGGTAGCGATGGAGTTGATTTCAGCGAACACCTGAGCGGCATCAAGGGCACCGTTGATGCCCGTCATGTAGCCCTCAGCGAAGCGGGCGGCTGAGTCGTTTAGCTCTTCCTGCTTCTGCTTCGCTTCCTCCTGGCCCGCCGTCAGCGCACCAAGACCGACAGCACCAGCGGCGAGAGCGAAAGCGCCGGCGAGACCGGCCGGACCCATGCCGGCTACCGTGCCAGCGAGACCGCCTAGCGTGTCCTGCCCTACCTGACCTAGCTCGGAGAGGTCACCACGAACAGACGAGACGGACTCGGCAAGGTTCTGTCCGAACTCCTGCTGAACCTCTTGGGCGCCGTCCCTGATCTTCCCGAGACTGCGGCCGCCGTTGTCTCCGACATCCTCGATGGCACGATCAGCCTTTTTGGCGTCCTGCGCCATATCGCGAAACGTGCGCTCGATCCTGTCCCCAGCGGACTCGATGTCGCGGGCAGCATCCTTACCGGCATCCCCGATGTCGTCTAGGTTGCGTTCAACCTTCGCGCCGGAAGAAGAAGATTCAGAGGCGAGGTCGTCAAGAGCGTCTGCGACCTTATCCAGTTCGCGGGACAAGTCCTTCACACCGGCCTGTGCGGCACGGGTGTTAGCTGCGATGTCGATAGACAATGCCATCAGCTCTTACCCTCCAATGCCTCGCTTAGTGTGCGAACTGTCGTCTGTACCCAGAGGCGGGCGAGACGGGGAATCATGTTTTCGGCAGCGCCCCAGAAGGGACCGCGCTTACGTGGGTTCGGTAGACCGTTGCCGATTGTGCGGGTGACCTTGTGAGTCCCGCCCTTACGGCTCGTGCGGTCATAGGTGACCTTCTTAGGGCGAATACCGAACTCGACAGCGGGATACTGAGTCTTTGGATTCAGTCCACCTGAGAGCGGCCTACCGACGTTTGCGGACTGCACACGAACGTTCTGATTCGAGACAGCGACTCGTGCCGTGTCTACGATCACGCGGTGCTCAACACGAGTGTTGGCACGTTCCGCGATGCTCTTCTTCCACTCGGGTTCCGCAACAGCTTTGGTCTGCTTCCTGATCTGCGCCTGCAACGTCTTGTCGAAAGAGCGAATGGCGTAGATCGTCGCCAGAAGCTCCTTCGATTCGAGAACGTTGATACGCATAACAGAGACTCAGACCAGGGCGCGTGTTGGCTGACCGTTGACGGGCAGAGAGACGGAGCCTGTTGCTACCGAATCGAGAGCGCCACCGATGGGACCGGCGACGATCAGAGCGTCAACGGTGAAGGTAGGAGTCGAACCGACAGCGCCCTTCTTTGGCGCAAGCTTGATCGTCTTCACGGTTCCGGCGTTCTGCTGTAGGTACTGCGAGAAGCTGGATGCCGTGCTGTGGTCCTGTGCATAGTCGATGTTCAAGACCCACGTAGCCGCACCGGCAAGGTTTACGATTGCCGTAGGAGACATGCCCTTCCACTGAACCGTGGGAGTAGTCGGCACAAGCTCGACCTTGCTTACGCTGGACTCATAGTTGTCCGATGCCACGCTCAGGGTGATGTCATTCAGGACGATAGGTGTTACAGAGATTGAAGCCATGATTAGGCGTCCTTCCTTGCGATGATGTGTAGGGGGATATCGAAGGCGAGACGATTGCCGTAGTTGACGGTCGTTGCCTCGTCGTGAGAGAAGGACTTGTCGAGGTAGTCGAGAGCCGCGTCTACGGCTTCGTCCAGTTCGTCGGCAGCTAGGTCCACGTCCTGATGAGGGCTAATCAGGGTCAGACGGATGTTCACCGTTCTCTGCGACAGGGGAGCCTCAGGAAGACGGGTAACGCTGTCGATGCGAAGTAGCGCTGTGGGTTCCTTGATGTCGTCAAGGGCGCGCTCCGTGGCGATCACACGGAACGCAGAGAGAACGGGATCGTTCTTCCAGGCGTCCTTCAACAGCGCCTCTACCTCTTTGCGCACGCTCATACGACGGCCCCCAACCCACGGCGTGGGCGTAGGAGTTGCTGAACGGTCCAGTCCAGAGGGAACGAAGCGATGCCGTAGCCGCTACCGTCGAAGTCCCCAGTAGCAGGAGCCGCCTTGCCCGCGTTCCAGATGTTGCGTGCCTGCATGACGACAGCCAGTCCGTACCCCTCGGGCACGAATCCCGGAGTGTCGAAGGCAGGGGCAAAGGCTTCACAGGCAGCCTGAGCGGCACTCAGGTAGGCGGTCAGCACGGCATCATCTGCCGGTGCGTCACGCCAGAGCGAGCGCGCGATTCCAAGCGTTGTCCACATAGCCTCTGCCCCTGTTACTTACGCCGTGGTGACGGACGCGAGAGCCTTGCTGTCGTTGATGATCGTGGCGATGTACCCGAAGACAGCGGGGTCGATACCACCGTGTGCAACGTCCAGACCCTCGATGCGAATAGGTGCGCCGGGTAGCTCGTAGACCGTTGCTGCTTCCTTGGCACCGACGATCACGCGCTTCGCGGCGAGCGAGGCGTGAGGCACGAACTTGAAGTTCGCCAACTGACCCTCTTCAAGACCCATCGACTGAGACAGGAACTCCAAGGTCTGGTCCTTCTTGGTGAGCAGAAGGGATCGGTAGATGGCAGGGGAGACCAGGGCGAACGATGGGATGTAGCCCGCGTCGATTACGGCGAGAGCACCGTCTACAAGAGCGGCGGAGCCCGCGTCAACGCCGGAAGGAACGGTGCCGGGCGCGACGGTCGTCGTGGCGGCTGCGATCTTGGCATACACCTTGGCGTCGGCCTGCTTCGCGTAGCTTTCGGTCATGCCACGGAAATATCCCGACCAGAATCCCTCGTTACCGAAGTCGCGTAGAGCACGGTCAATGTCGTGTGCACCAGCGATGCGCTCAGCCGTGGTGCTGACAGCGGTGAAGGTAGGTGCGTTCGAAGGAACAGCGGCCTTGTCACCGGCGTAAGGTCCAACCTCGGGAGTAGCAACCCAGGCCCAACCCTCGACCTTTAGGGCGGTCAGGTTGTCGTGAGCGAAGAGCGGAAGTACCTTTTGCTGGAACGCCTTCTTGCCGTAAATCTCTCCGACGAACTGCGCCTGAGTCGTGACAGCGGCACCAGTAGCGGTGATGTCCGTCAGTGGAGCGTAAGCCGCGAACATACCCGTCTTGGCTGCGTCAACGTTCTGGAAGGTCTTCAGCGAACTGAAGTCACCAGTCGATTCGCCACGGGCAAGGGCGGTGTAGAAGGCAGACGCGCTTGTGTCTACCTTGTTGGCCTCAGGGGTGATTACCCCTTCAGGAACGATTGAATCAGTCACAACCGACTCACTTTCTGTTTCAGGGGTAACCTCGTCCACATCGGACGTAGGAGTTTCTTCTTCTTGTTCTTGCACTTCGCCAATGGCGAAGAGACCGGCAGACGCGAATGCGCCAGCTTCTACTAGCGCTGAACCGGTAAGGGTCGCTGTCGCGTGTCCGTCTGCATGACGGGTGATATCGCGCAGCTCAGGAGAAAGGCGCACAAGCTGTCCGTGATCGGCAAGCCAGGCATCGCCCTCTTCTGTCTCAGCAATGCGGTACTCGGCGTACAAGCCCTTCTCGTGGCTAGCGTCGAACTTGACGCCACCGCCGATAGGGTCGTACCGGTCGTGCTGTCGGTTGAGTACTACAACGCTTGGATCACGCGGTACGCGGATATCCTCTGGACGGAAGGTAAGAGAAGCGTTGCCCGTACTGGATACGGCGCTTGCCTCATTCCACGGGATGATGATTCCGCGAACGGTACGTGTCTCTGCTTCTACGGCGAATAGACCGAATTCAAGTTCCATCGGCTACTACCTCCTGTGGCTGCTCTTCGACCGTCGATGGACCGTGAGAGTCATTAGGGACGTTGGTAAGGTTCGACCTGTTGAACCTGTAGATCTGTCCTCGTGGGCAGACATCGCCCATAGACAGGCGAGCCTCAATAGGCGCAATCCAGAGTTCAAGCAAGTCGATGAAAGACGCGCGCTGGCCCTCCTGCGTGACGTAGGTCAGCGAGGCTGTCGCCTGTGATCCGTCCAGGAGAGAAGCGGGGAGATTCAAGAAGTTCGCGAAGTCCACACGTGCGGCGTTACGCGCCTCAATGAACAGGTCAGCGCTGACTTCACCGTGCACTTCTAGGTTGAGATTCGCGGGCAAGAAGCCGACAGAGCCGTCAGGGTTGGTACGGTTCGCTGCGAACGCCTTCACATACGCTTCTGCCTCGTCCTGCGTGACGCCGTTCTCGCTTGTCTCATGCAGGACCATTGCGGGGATGGGGTTACGCAGGCGGCCTGTAATGGCCTGTTCCATGTAGCGCCAAGCACGGATCGACTCAGAGGCTCGGCGTAGAAGTCCGTCATTCGGACCCTGGAACAGAATCACGCTCTTTGGATCGGTGACAGGCTGTTCCTTGATCTTCACGCCAGTAGGCGACTGCTCGTCAAAGGACCAGCTTGTGAAGGGGACGCGAACGGCGTCGAGGATTGTGCCAGTCTCCGTGCGCTGTACAGCCCACAGCGACCAGCCTTCAATAACGATGTCTTCTAGCGTCTTTGCCATGCGATGCCACGGCGTGACGTTAGAAGAAGAATTGCGGAGCCAAGAGGGCTGACGATCAATGGCGACGAACGCGCCGTTCTCGAAGCGTCCTACCTCGATAGGAAGATCAGAAACGTAACCTGTAATAAGGTCTACGCCTCGGGCTACAGGTGGCACCATAAGCGCGGTGTTGCGGTCTACGACATCTGTAGCCGATCCGAAGATTTCGGAGTACGCGATCTTGGCTAGTGGAGAAGAATCCTGCCAAGGGCTGATGATGCCCGTACCAAGCGGCGCTGCTCCAGCAACAGTTGCAGCGAGACCACTGCCACTCCTGCCAAAGAAGAGGTCCGATAGGAAAGACACAAAGCCACCCGATGAGTAGAAAAGATTTGTACTCTTCTACTATCGAGCGAAAGCCTTACCGCTTTAACGGACTGCGTTATGCCGCCATGATTGGAGCAAGAACAACACGTGCGGGGTTGTCGTCGAAGTAGCGCAATGCAAGAGCTGCTGCTTCAAGGGCACAGATGTCTGCGTCAGGCTTCTTAGGGGGTCTACCTAGCGCCCACGCATTCGGGCCTGTAGTGCGCCTCACAGCGTCTCTCACGGCATCATTGAGAACGCCCTGGTTCCAGTGGCGAATGTTACCGAGATTTGCATCTTTCACGAGGAGTCCAGCCGCGCTAGTCACGTCCTCGTACCCTTGTGGTGCGAGCTTCGGCCTCGGAACGATGCGCTCCATTGCCTCAATCTCGACACGCATGTCGGAAGACTTCTTGTCGTACACAATGGGGACGGAGTGAAGGCGTCCTAGTGATGCTCCGCGTTCGGCAAGCCACGTTGTACCGGCGCGATGATCTAGCACGTAGACACACGCTGTGCCGTTCTCGTCACGCCATGCAGCGACCAGTGCAGCGGTCTTGCCGGTGAAGCTCGGCATCGCTGCGATAGACAGACGGTCGGGGATGGCTGGTGTGCCCGACTCCGCCGACGCTTCCCACATCTGAGCGTCGATAGCGGTCAGGTTCTCGCCCGCGTTACCGAAGATGCCGCCGTACTCGCGAGCGAATCTCTCGCTCTTCAGGTCGATGAATCTCTTCTCGACCTTCTCGATGCGCGTCAGTCCCGAGTGCAGGCCGGGGTGCATCGCCTCGGTCAACTCCCGTACGCGGCCAAAGGGGGTAGCTTCTGTCGGCTCCCAGGACGCCAACTCGTCGGCGGTGAGGTCGTCAGGGAAGGCGTAGCGCACCACACCGTTACCAGGAGCTTCCAGTGCCTCGTACAGCAGCTGCTCACGACGGAACACACCAGCGGTTCCCGTGACCACGAGTTGCCCGTCTGTGGTGTCAAAGGTGCTGTAGATAGCCGCCTTCAGTTCGATGCCCTGCTCGGGGCTTGCCTCTCCTGCCTCGTCAACCCAAACAAGGTCGTACGACGATGCACGGAACGATGGACCCTTAGGGGATTTCGCGCTCAGGCGGGAACCGTTCGCGAACCTGATGTGCTGACTGCCCTTGCCTCGGTACGCCTTGTACGGGCGGGTGTCCTCGTCGGGCCAGATGAGGTCTAGCTCGTCGATGATGTCCATTTCGAACTTCTCGAACGTCTTCGTCGCCATCGTCGTGATGGTCATCGCGCAGTTGTAGCGCTCGCGCTCAGCGCACCTACCCAGAGCGATGATCGTCAGGGTCTTGGTCTTACCGGACTGACGGGGGAGGAGGACCGCGTTCGTCTCCGCACCAGCGTTGAGAGCGTCGTTGATCAGGAGTTGGTGAGCCTTCGGAGCGGTAACACCTAGAAGCTCACACCCTCTGACGAACTCCCGCCTTGACTGTTCCGATGTCACAAGTTCCGACATGAACAGAGGCGTCAGAGCCGTGTCCCTGAAGGCAATCCACGTCGCCTCATCGAGAAGCTCATCGAGGGTGGGCGGTGCCTGATCCGTGGGGGGAGTTTGCTTTTTGAGCGGAGCGGTGGGTAGTGGCGATGTCTCAAAAAAGCGGGAATGGTAGACGTTCATACCCACCCCGATCCCTCGGTTGGGAGTCCCTTGTCGATGGTCTTCCGCTCTGCCTGTCTCTTCGCACGAGCACGGCTACCGTTGCCACGGTTACAGGTGTGGTGTGCCGGTCCCACCATCGCCAGAGACAGAGGCATCCACGGGTTACGGGCAGCATCCATGCCGGGTAGGTGGCTGACATCCCACTTGTCACCAGGCATGACGGCACCAGTACATCTAGGACCAGGGTCTACACAGGGGCGAGGAAGCGTAGGCTGAATGATCTTGCGCGCCTTGGCGCTGAACGTCATCCATCGGGACGTGCGGTGATACTCAGTCACGATGCACGCCCTAGAGCTACGAGCACGATGTTCTCTGCACCGCGTACTGCCTTGTCGTACTCTGTGTGACAGCGTGCACAGCGCGGGTCATAATGCCCGTAAAGGTCAGTCGAGTATGCGAGTAGATGCCCCTTGTCGTTACTCAGGTGCTCTCGATTGTCGATGCCGTCATAGGACCAGTGATGGGCTGAGTTGCCACAGTCGATGCACGAGTACTCCGAAGCTGAACCGCGCTTGACTCTCAGCTGTTGGTGTACAGCCTGGTAGCTCCTGACCTCGTGTGTCGCCTTGCGCCCGAATCCGCGACCGTGATTACCGCACGATGTCATACGTCCAGAAGTGATGTTGGAAGACTGACTCTGAGTGATCACTCCACAGGTACATTGCAAGACCCACACAGTCTTTGTCTTCAGCCTTCGACTGCCAGGAATACGCTTGATAAGCGTCAGGTCACCGAACTTCGTACCCAATGCGTGAATCACGGTTCCCACTCCGATAGTGAGGCTGTGTTGCCTCTCACATCTACTATCGGCCGAAAGCGATCAGGCGTAACGAGTACGACAAAGGGCACCACCCGTGATGGATGATGCCCTGTCTTTTAGCGTCCCGAGCTATTTCTTCTTCTTGCTGTGCTTCTGGCAATACCCGCGAAGCGTCGTTGCCTTGTATGCGCATTCGTGGCAACGCTCGTGAGCTTTGACTTTGAGTGACCATCCGCTCTGAAGCGCCCGGTAGTCTTCTGCGATGGCTACGCTGTACTCAGTATCTGTATCGAAAGCGATAGCTGCTGTCTGGATCAGGTCGAACCACGGGCTGGCATCAAATTCTTGTTCAGGCTCAAATTCTTGTTTCTTGGCTGACCTTGCTCGACGCTCTCGCTCGTTACGCCGCTCGGTGAGGGTCAGAAACTCATCAGGATTCTCGAAATACCTACGCATAGTGCGTACGCTTTCGGTGCTGCAACCGATCAAGAGCGAGGCATCAGCAGTACTCATGCCCAAGGTTCGTTCGTAAGCTTGGCAATCCTTGTAGATCGGCTTGTAGGTAGTAGTCAACGTGCTTGTTTCATCTTCTCGATACGGTCTTGTACACGTTCAGCTAGCTCATTCTGATCACTAGCTCTCAGAGCCGCGAGGATGCGCCCTCGCGCAGTATCCGCGCTCTCTGGTCTAATCATGTGTTCTTGCCTCTACTGCTCTCAGAATGACTTCTGCCGTAGCGTCCATTCTATCAAGGCGAGAAGCCCAATCAGAGCTAATGCGGTCCCATCGAGTGAGAGGAGAATCAGTACGAGTACTCATGACGAACTCGTTCACGAGAACAAGCGAGCGAACTCGTCACCAGAAGACGAAGCCAAGTAACGAGTCCACTCAGAATCAAAGTCGATCACATCACCTTGTTCACGCTCCTCGTCGCGACCCTGCAAGGGGAGAGCGACGAAGGGAGCGGATGAGTGAGCTTCAGCGAGCGAATAGTTCTTAACGTTCTGTACGTTCTTATTGTCCTCTGTGGTGCCGACTGCCTCCCCTGTAGTACCGACTGCCTCCCCTGTAGTACCGACTGCCTCCCCTGTAGTACCGACTGCCCCTACAGCATCGCCCTCAGGCAATACCTCTGTGGTACCGACTGCTACTTCTTCGAACTCACCCAACTGCAAGGTGCCAGCGTCTACGGAGTTGAGTACGAGGTCTACGTTCGATCCTCGTTCACGGCGCAACTCGTAGACGGGGTAGGGCTTGCCGCCATGGCTTCCCTGATTCGTTCCGACCTTCGCGAGTGCACCGATGCCTACGAGGTAGTTCAGTACCTTCGATACCGTCTTCTCGTTTACACCTGTCATGCGATGGATGGTTCGCACACTGGGATTGACGCGCTTACCTGTCGCGTAGTCACCGAACTGAGCAAGCGCCATGCCTACAGAGAAGTAGACGGGGCGTTCGATCTTCGCCGCCTTCAGCCATGCTTTCGGTGTGTGTGCGATGAACCAACGGAAGTCGGGTGCACTGATCGCACCGGCTGGCAAATTCTTGTTTTGCGTAGGCTTAGCCATGAGGATTCCATTCCTAGTGGGTGCCTTCCATAAGCACCCTTCTCTATGACTATCGCACAAAGGTCGATTGACATGTGTTGCCTATAGAGAAGACCCCCAGTGGAGCAGAGCGAGGAGGCTCAACACTGGGGGTCTATAGACGGGGAATGGAATTTGCCGTCATGTCTATTCTACAGGACCACTTCTTCTCTTCGGCGTTATATCGACGCGCTCTGTGCCCCGCCCTGGATTCACGACAACGGTAAACAAGCTCTTCGCCAAGTCGTGAATCTCGTCCACAGAGCGGGCCTCCATCCCAGCCAGAAGACCGTAGAAGGCGGCCCTCTGTACGCTTACCGGTTCACCCACCTGCTCTCTGAAGAGTTGGATGATACGAGTCTGAGCGTTGCTTGCGAGAAGTACCTCTCTGCGCCGCTGTGCCGCCTTCTCCGCGTCCTGAAGGGGCTTGAGGTGTGGGAGCAACTGAGACATCTTCAGCCCGGCAGAAAGCCCGCTCAGGACGTCCTCGATGCCTTCTGCGAGGCTGGCAAGCTCCTCCTCCACCTCGACAAGGCTCAGTGTTTCCGCGTCGTCGTGGTCCTGCTGCACCCACACGTACAGCGCATCCCTGATTGCGAACTCCAACGTGCTCTTCTTGATGGTTGGGTGTCGTCGTCCGTCGCCCTTCTCAGAACAGATGTACTCGTTCCGAAAGATCATGGGAGAGCCACACACGCCACAGGCCGCAAGGCCCGATGCGAAGTGCCTACGTTGGCCTCCGTTGGTGGGAGCGGCATTCAGCGCAAGCCTTGCTTGCACCTTGTCGAAGTCTTCTTGACTGACCAGACGTTGCACGCTTTCGTGCGCCGGGTACAGGTTGTCGCCCTGTCGAATCCATCCGGCATAGGAAGGATTCTTCAGCGTGCTTAGTACGCGACGGCGCGGCCATCCCATCGCCTTTGCGAGAGAACTGATGGTTCGACCTTCAAGGATGGCGTCGAACATGAACCGCACGTTCTGCGCCTCGCCTGGATGCTCGACGGTGTTCACGAGGCGCTTCTCTTTGGGGTCCGCTGGAAGATACCCGTAACGGCGCTTGCCTAGCTGTGGAAGTCCTGCCTTCAGTAGCGCCGCGTTCTTCGAACGGATGCGCGTACCTGTGTTGTTGGACTCCTGCCGAGCTTGCTCGCTCAACATCACGATGGTGAAGCGGTGATCACGGCTGTTCATGCCGTCGCGCAGGAAGTGGAGGGTGCCGCCCGCCTTGTCCACCTCATCGAGGAGTAGACCAATCTCGCCTGCGCCCTTGCGTGACAGTCGGTCCAGTTTCCACACGGCCAGGTGCTCGACCTCTCCGGCCTTCAGCGCCTTCACCGCTGCGACGTAGCTACCCCGCACAGTGTTTGGCTTGTATGCCGATTTTCCGGCGTCCACCCACACCTTGCGTACGGTGAGGCCTTGTCTGTCGGCCCACTCGCGAAGATCGTCTTCCTGACGGCTGAGGCCGTCCTTCCCCTCGTCGTAGATGCTGAGACGGAGGTACAAGTCCACGCTAGGCATTTGGCTAACATAGCTACGTTTTACGCTCCCGCAACAGGCTCATCGCTGCGATGGCGGACGCTGTCGTAGTCGTCGAAGCGGGGTGGCGAAGCGGATCGTTGAACACCGCGGCGCACGCGGCGACCCTCGGTCGTGCGCTCGGGGCCGTTCCCGGTCCGATCACCTCGGCCGCGTCGGCCGGCTGCCA